ACATTTACATCTGCCACTGGTTCTAGACCACTAGTACAGATAATTAGTACAGCTAACGATACTGATGGAGGTTATTTAGTATTTAGTAAAGATAGAGGTCAAGCTCCGGTTGACGGTGATACTCTTGGTTCTATTGAATTTAAAGGAGAAGACGCAGGTCAAAACTCAACAGTGTATTCTAAAATTACAGGTGATATTCACGAAACAGCTGAAGGTGATGAATCTGGAGAACTAAACTTTTATGTAGCTAACGACGCTGTTCTAAGACCAGGTTTAAAATTGCATGGCGATAAAACAACATCTGCACAAGTTGATGTTACTATAGCTAATGGTGCTGGTTCAGATACAACTATTGCTGGTAATTTAGATGTTACCACAGAACTATTAATAGGTAGTGGTGAATATATCTCTTGGGGTACATCTGGATCTGCAGCAATTGAAGGTAGTACAGCATCAAATAGAATAAGATTTTATACTAATAGCGCTTTAGCTTTAACATTAGACTCTTCGCAAAACGCAACTTTTGCTGGTGATGTAAACATTGGTGGAGATACGCTTGGCTTTACTAACGATGCTGCAACTGCTTATATAAATGGTTTTGATTCTCTTGTCATAGGTTCTGATTCTGATAATGATGACGCTGCTGATAAGCCAATTTATTTTTATCAAAACGGTTCTGAAGTTGCAGCTGTTCACTTAACAGAGTTTACTACAAAAGTTCCTATTAACGTAACAAGTGCAACTGGTACTACAGAAGGTGGTGGTATAGATGCTTCAGATGCTGTTAATATTACGGTCGGTACAATAAACGGTGAAATAATAACAACAATAAATGTAGATATAGGCGTTGGAGCTATATTATCTAGTAGTACTGCTGGAGATGTAATTGGTAACGACGGTGTGGCATCAGCTTATATAACAAGACTAACAACTGCAATTAACGGTATAGTTTACAAAGGTGAAATGATATGTGTAGAAGTACCTACAACAGGTGATCCTGATATTAATCTTACTGCTAGTTCAGAATCAGGTATTGCAGAGGACCAAGCAGGTGAAGGACAACACGTATTAATAAATGGTGGAGTAGCAACTCTTGCTGCTAAAAATGACATAACAATACCTTCAGGTGGGATTGTAGGTGATTACCTATATTTAACTCACGGTGGTACAACTGCTGGAACATACGACGCTGGACAATTTATAATAAAATTATACGGAGCTGCAGCATTGTAGTGTGTATAGCATAATAAAAAATAACAAATAACATATGGCAACACCAAATATCGTCCCAAGAGCGGACAGCGAAGGAGGTTTAGGAACAGCAAGTAAGTATTGGGCATCAGCATATATCGATGCAATAACAACAACTGGCGCTATTACATCCGGTAATACTATAACTATTAATACCTCAACTTCTATAAAAAGAAATGTTGAAAATAGTTATTTAGGTCTTTATGGTGGATCTGATCTTACTAACGATTCATATATTAGACTACATGGAAGCTCAACTGCTTATGGTAGTGTATATATTAATTATGGATATGATACTACTAATAGTGAATTGTTATTTAAAGTTGCTGATAATACTAAAATAACATTTAGTGGTACTGGTGCTATTACTGCTCTTTCTCTTAACGGCATACCTTTCTTCACTGATGTTGCAAATAACTCTATGTACACGCATGATGTCTCTGCAACAGATAGCACAGCCGCTGGAAACACCGCTTACGGTTTTGCTGCTATGGATGCTATTACTAGTGGTGATGGTAACGTAGCTATTGGGCATAGTGCTGGTGGTGGATTACAATCAGGAGGTTATAACGTGCTTATAGGGCAGTATACTGGAGACGCATTAACTACAGGCGCTTCAAATACAGCTGTTGGTAATTTTGCATTATCAGCAGAGGACGCTCATGGATTTAATGTAGCTATAGGTGCAAATACTTTAGCTGTTCAAAATGCAGGAGCTGATGCGTATAACGTAGCTGTAGGATATAATGCTGGTACTGCAGTTACAACAGGGCTTAATAATGTTTTAATGGGTGGTTTAGCGGGTGATGCATTAACTAGTGGTCATAGGAACGTAGCTATAGGATACGAAGCTTTAAGTACTGAAGATGCTCACGGTTACAATATAGCGATAGGTTATAGGGCTTTAGCTACGCAAGACGCAGGTGCTAATGCTTATAATGTGGCGATTGGTGCTGACGCTGGGCGAGTAATATCAACAGGTATTAATAACACTATTATTGGAGGTTTGGCTGGTGATGCACTTACTCAAGGTACTGGAAACGTAGCTATTGGTCATCAAGCTTTATCAGCAGAAACAACAGGGAATAGAAGTGTGGCTATTGGTTACAAGGCTTTACTAAGTTTAAATTCTACTACAGATAACAATGATATAGCTATTGGTTATTATACAGGTTCTAATATGAACTCGGGTATAAATAATGTTTTAATAGGCTCTTATACTGGTGGAGATTTAACAAGTGGTGGTGACAATGTTGCTATAGGTTATAATTCTTTAAGAAACGAAGATGGTCATGGAAAAAATATAGCTATTGGATCTAATGCTTTAAGAGATTTAAACGCAGGTGCTGATGCTTACAATGTTGCTGTTGGTTATAATGCTGGACAAGCAGTGACAACAGGTACTTCAAATACTATAGTTGGTGGTCAAGCAGGTGATGCTTTGACTACTGGGCTCAGCAACACGGCTTTTGGTATGAGAGCGTTATCAACAGATACAACAGGAAGATATAGCGTTGCTATAGGCCATGGTGCTTTAGAAAACCAAGCTTTTACTGGTAACAACGAAGTCTATAATGTTGCGGTAGGGTATGCTGCTGGTAACGATATTACAACAGGTACAATGAACACTGTAGTGGGTGGTAGAGCTGGTGATGCGCTTACTACTGGTACTTACAACACTGCTTTAGGTATTGACGCTTTAAGTGCTGAAGACGCGGGTTCTTCTAATACGGCTATTGGAGCACTTTCTTTACCACAACAAGATGCGGGTGGTGCAGCTTATAACGTTGCAGTAGGTCATAAGGCTGGTTATGCAATGACTACAGGTGTGCAGAACACGATATTAGGAGCTGAAGCTGGAGACGCAATAACAACAGGTACTCATAACGTTGCAATTGGCTTTAGAGCTTTATCAGCAGAAGATACTGGTAGCAATAATATAGGGATTGGTTACTACGCTTTAAACAAGCTAAATCATGATGCTAATGCTTATAACGTTGCTTTAGGTCATATTGCCGGTTCAGAAGTTACAACAGGTGTTAATAATACTTTAATCGGTGCTTTAGCTGGAGATGCGTTAACTACAGGAGATAACAACATTATAATAGGTTATGCTGCTGCAGCTTCTGCTGTAGGTGCTGATAACGAAACAGTGATTGGTACAGCTACAACAACAAACGCTATAGTTCATGGTTTAAGAAAAACAGTTGTTGCTACACCAACTAATGTTGCTGCTCCTAGAATAAATCACATATACAACTTCAGTGATGCTGACGGAGCCACTGTAACGCTACCAGATTCTGGTGCTGGAGCTTATATCGGTGCTTCTTTTGAATTTGTAATATCTGTAGCAGCTACATCTAATTCTCATAAAATAGTATGTACAGACACAACAAATGAAAAAATATATGGAGCTTTAACAATGGTAGACACTGATACTAGTGATGCTATTGTTGGTATGGCTGCTCAAGAAGATGATTCTTTTAGTGCTGTAAGTTTTAATGGTACTACAACTGGCGTTATAGGTACTAAGATTAAAATAACTAATATTGTTGCTGATAAATGGTTTGTGGAAGGAACAGTTCTACATACAGGTAACGCAGCTACTCCATTCGCAACATCATAGTAGTAAAACAACTGAAAAACAAGTAATTATATAATAACAAATTAAAATAAAAACAATATGGAAGACCACGATTATGCAGCAGACGTACCAGCTTCATTAGATTCTTACGCTATAGTAGTATCTCTAAGAACTGAAGCATCTCCTACAGACGAACAAAAAGCAACTTTAGCTAGAAACGAAAGACACTTAGCTTTAAAAATGCAACACAGCGAATTTGTAGACGCTTTAACATCTGCACAAAAAACGAACATAGAGGCGTTAAAAGTATCTCTATAAAATTAAATTAACTTAAATTAAATAAAATGGCTAAAAAAGAAGAAGAAGTATTAAAAGTAACAGAAGAACAATTAAAGAAACTACAAGAGATTGTGGGGGCAATGAACGGTGCAACAACTAGAGTTGGGCAAATCGAAACTCAAAAGCACGCAGTGCTTCATGACTTAACTTTAATGAGAAAAGACTTACTAGATCATCAATCAGAACTTGAGAAAGAATATGGTAAAGTAAATGTTAACATACAGGACGGTACTATAACTGAAAGAGAAGATGTCGAAACTGATAAGAAAGATTAGTATCGGAAAAGATTATAAGAATGACGCCATGCACTATGCCGTGGGGCAAGAAGTGTATGGTGGTCATACTATATGTGATATTATAGAAGAGGATAAAAAGTTTAGTGTTTATATTAAAAAAGGTAATGATGTTCTGCCTTGGAAAGATTTTAATAAGAACATGGCTGTTTCTGTAGAATACAATCTACAATACTAATGAAAAGCGTTTACAACTTTGTTGTAACACCTGTAGGAGAAAGATACAATAATACTAAAAAGATAGGGGATTTAGAACTTGTATTAAACACTGAGATATTTAACCATCAATATGTAAATAGAGAAGCTAAGGTTATTAGTACCCCTATAATTGGTGAGACGGATATTAAAGCTGGGGATATAGTTATAGTTCATCATAATGTATTTAGAAGGTGGCACAACGTTAAAGGTATTGAAAAGAATAGTAGGAGTTATTTTGATGAAAAAACATATTTAGTTAATGATGATCAAATATTTCTATATAAAAGAAAAGATGATTGGTCTGCACCTAAAGGATATTGCTTTGTAAAACCTTTAAAGTCTGTAGATGAATTTGATGTAGAGACAGAAAAACCATTAATGGGTGTAGTTCAGTACTCTGATGGTACGGTGAACGTAGGTGATTTGGTTGGCTTTAGACCAAGCTCTGAGTACGAATTCATTATAGATGGGCAAAAATTATATCGAGTATTATCAAATTTTATTACAATCAAATATGAATATCAAGGAAACGAAGAAGAGTATAATCCAAGCTGGGCATAAAGCAGTTGAGGAGCTTATTAAGGTAGCTAAGGAAGCGATAGTGGATTCAGATGATGATCTAACTGCTGATAAGCTAAAGAATGCTGCAGCGACAAAGAAACTAGCTATATTCGATGCATTTGAAATACTAAACAGAATACAAGACGAACAGGATTTATTAGATAACAAACCTAAAGAAGTAGAAAAGCAAGCATTTAAAGGTTTTGCAGAGGGAAGGTCTAAATAATGTACGAGCAAAAATTATATGAAGTAGTTGAACCTATAAAAAAGACTACTATAAGTAGGTTAAATAAAGGTAGGAAATGGGAGTATGGTTACAATAAAGAACATAATATTGTAGTTATAAGTAGAACTGGTCAGATAGGTGAGATATACGAGATACAAAATTTCCAGATAGCATTACCGAAAGTTAGTGGTGTGTATAGCAACAAAAAGAAAAAGTGGGAGCAGTTTGAATACCCTAAAGAATTAAAAAGATTAAAAAGTATATTTGATTGGAAAGCATACCCAGAAGAAAACAAAGCACAATGGCACGATTATATTGATGAAGAGTTCAACAGAAGAGAAAATGGGTTTTGGTTTAACAACAAAGGAACAGATACATATATAACAGGTACTCATTACATGTACTTGCAGTGGAGCAAGATTGACGTAGGAGCTCCAGATTTTAGAGAAGCTAATAGATTATTCTATATATTCTGGGAAGCTTGTAAAGCAGATAAACGGTGCTACGGTATGTGTTACCTTAAAAATAGAAGATCTGGTTTTTCTTTTATGTCATCAGCTGAAACAGTTAATCAAGCTACAATATCCACTGACGCAAGGTTTGGTGTATTATCTAAAACAGGTAGTGATGCTAAGAAAATGTTTACAGACAAAGTTGTACCTATATCAATTAATTATCCGTTCTTCTTTTCACCTATCCAAGATGGGATGGATCGTCCTAAATCAGAACTTGCTTACAGAGTACCTGCGAGTAAGTTTACTAGAAAGAAGATCACGACAAACGAAAAGCTTGAAGAAATACAAGGATTAGATACAACTATAGATTGGAAAAATACAGGTGATAATAGTTATGATGGTGAAAAACTACAATTACTAGTACACGATGAGAGTGGGAAGTGGGAGAGACCTGATAATATTTTAAATAACTGGAGAGTTACAAAAACATGTTTACGATTAGGTAGTAGGATTATAGGTAAGTGTATGATGGGCTCAACTTCAAACGCATTAGACAAAGGTGGAGACAACTTTAAAAAATTATATAACGCTTCAGACGTTAATAAACGAAACAGGAATGGACAGACAGCGTCTGGACTATATTCTCTTTTTATCCCAATGGAATGGAACTACGAAGGATTTATTGATGAGCACGGAATTCCAGTATTTGATACTCCAGATCATGATGTCTTCGACCCTCACGGAGAATTAATAGATGTAGGTGTTGTAGAAAACTGGCAGAATGAAGCTGACGGACTTAAAAGTGATCAAGATGCTTTAAACGAATTTTACAGACAATTCCCAAGAACTACAGAACACGCGTTTAGAGACGAAGCAAAAGGTAGTATTTTTAATCTAGTTAAGATATACGAACAGATAGATTACAACGAGGAGATGTCTAGAACCTTAGGAGTTACAAGAGGTAATTTTCAATGGGTTAACGGGGTAAAGGATTCAACTGTTATATTTTACCCAGATAAAAAAGGTAGGTTTAAAATAAGTTGGGTACCACCGGTGAATATACAAAACAAAGTAGTATTAAAAAATGGTATTAAGTGGCCAGGAAATGAACATATGGGTTCTTTTGGATGTGACTCGTATGATATATCAGGAACTGTAGATGGAGAAGGATCAAAAGGTGCGTTACATGGTTTAACTAAGTTCAGTATGGAAGACGCTCCAGCTAATAGTTTCTTTTTAGAATATTTAGCAAGACCGCAGACCGCAGAGATATTCTTTGAAGATATTTTAATGGCTTGCGTATTTTACAGTATGCCTATACTCGCAGAGAATAATAAACCTCGTCTATTATATTATTTTAGAAGAAGAGGATATAGAGGGTTTTCTATGAATCGCCCTGATAAAATATGGAACAAACTATCTGTAGCTGAAAAAGAAGTTGGTGGAATACCAAATTCAAGTGAAGACATAAAACAAGCTCATGCTGCTGCTATTGAAATGTACATACAAGCGCACGTTGGTATGAAACAAGATGGAACGTTTGGAGACTGTTATTTTAACGAACTACTAAATGATTGGTCTAGATTTGATATAAACAAAAGAACAAAACACGATGCGTCTATTAGTTCTGGATTAGCTATCATGGCTTGTAACAGACATCTTTATAAACCCAATGCCACTGTTGAGAAACCAAAACTAAATATAAGTATTTCCAAGTATTCAAACCAAGGTAATACATCTAAATTAATCAAAAAATAAATATGGCAGAGTCTGTTATAAATAATTATTTTCCGAGCCAAGTCGTTAGTGATTTGGAAAAAATGAGCTATGACTATGGCTTAAAAGTAGGTAAAGCTATTGAAACTGAGTGGTTTCATACAGATAGAGGATCTAATAGATATAGAACTAATCAAAATAATTTTCATAATTTAAGATTATACGCTAGAGGTGAACAGTCAATACAAAAATATAAGGATGAATTATCTATAAACGGTGATTTGTCCTATCTTAATTTAGACTGGAAACCAGTACCTATTATACCTAAATTTGTAGATATAGTAGTTAACGGTATTGCTGAAAGAACTTATGATGTTAAAGCGTATTCTCAAGATCCTTTTGGTGTAGAGAAGCGTACTGAGTATATGGAGTCTATTTTAGCAGACATGAGATCTAAAGAATTAAATGATTTTGCTGGTGAAGCTTTTGGTATAGACTTGTATGAGAATGATCCACAATCACTACCTGGATCTAAAGAGGAACTTGATTTACACATGCAATTAACTTACAAGCAAGCTGTAGAAATAGCTGAAGAACAAGCTATAAACGTTTTAATGG